TCCATGATGACCACCTTAGGGTGCTTGCGCTGAGAGAGTCTCAGCATCAGTTCATCAATATCTTCGCTGTCCAGAAGGTTGAAGCGTCTTGCCACGGAATCCATTCCTGTGCGTTCAATAGCCACCTGGATACTCCTGCCGACACCTTCCTCCATACTGTTGTAGAGCACCTTGCCAAACCGGCACAGGTATTTGGCCAGCTGCATGGCAAAGGCGGTCTTGCCGTTGAAGCTCTGGCCCCAGATAATCCAGCTGCCGCAGGCTGCCGGATTGCCTATTGCCTCAAGCCACTCTCCGTCAAAATTCAGAGTGTCATGCCTGGACGAAAGTACCTGGTATATGCTCAAAGCCTTGTTCATACCGCCTCTCTGATTTGCTGCTTCTGCATCTTAATGGAGTGGATTCTTCTTCGAACTCTCCTCAGATCTCCCTCACTGTCGTCTATCACATCCCTGATGTCCTCCTTATCGTCCAGTCCGTTTGCCTGGCATACCATAGTGATGTCTCTGTTGGATACACCGCTCAGCGGTATGAACCTCCTGCAGATACGGCTGTATATCTCGTTGTAGCCTTTTTTGTTCAGCTTTACTCCCCTGTTGATTCTCTTTTCCAGGAAAGAGGTTGCTTGAAGGATCAGGCCACAGCGCAAGGTTCCAAGATGATCTTCCAGAGAGTTATAGAGAGTGATGAAGAAGTATAGCAGGTTGTCGTTCAGCTTATCTGCCTCATCCAAAATAAGCAGCGGATGATCTATACTCTTTATCTTCTTTACAATCGCATACATCATATCTGCTGTAGTGTAGCCGCTCCAATCACTTCCCATAACAGCCAGCAACTCCTGAAGGAACATCTTTTTGTTCCAGTATTCGTTACAACAGAGTATAAATGCTGTTTTATTGCCCCTGCAATACTGTTTTCCCGCTAGCGTCTTGCCGCTTCCGGCTTTGCCGGTTATTGCCAAGGCGATGCCGTTTTCCTGGGCATCGGTATAGAGATAATGCAGGGTCTGCAGATCTCTAGTCTCAACAATATTCCACGATGCGGAAGAGTAGCCGCAGCCGCTGGCCACCTTCCTCCACATCTCATCCTTGATGAGCGTCCATTCGCCCTTGAGCATCCTGCTCACGAGGGCTGATGAAACACCGAGAGCAACGGCAGCCTTGTTCTGACTGCCCATCTTCTTGCAGAGTTCGGAGAGAGCTCCTACAATGTTCTGTTTTTCTGTCTGATTCATGATAAGTCGGATTTATAATGAGTCGTTACATTTTGGATATCACACTCAGAGGGTCAAATTCTTCATCCTCAACGGCATTACTCTCAGCCTTGGCAATCATCCCGATAGTTACCGGAACAAGTTCCTTGACCTTGCCAGCCTTCTTCTTGGCAGATCTGGTCGTTTCAATGCCAGCCAGAGCAGGAGAGTTCATGCCATAATCCTCGTTGGAAGTGCCGAACTCTTTCTGCAGGGCTTCCATCTTCTCCTTTCTCTCAATCCTCTTGGCCTTGTTTGCCAGTTCAACCTTCTTGATATATGCAGCTTCCCAGTCTTCCTGCTCCTGCTTGCCTCGGTGGATAACAGTCTTGGTCTTGGCGATAGCAGAAAGTCTAAGAGATCCGTCTGACGCATGGTCATACAGGAAAATCTGATCCATATCATCCGGATCAAACTTCACAACGAAGCTCTTGCCTATATTTTTCTCCAACCAGTCCAGATCCGGCATCCCTTCCCCGTCAACAACCATATAGTCGTAGCGGATGTTCTGCTCCCTGAAGCTGATTCCAGCAGCCGTGCAGCTTACCTCTCTTGGTCTGGTTACTGCAAACAGCTCTACCATATCCAGAATGCCGAGCTTGACCGTCTGCGGATTGCTGCTGGTCAGGTAATTCTCCATCCTTGTCTTGCCGGTAGTGGTCATAGAATTGTTCCACTCCGTTCTGCGCTCTGTATATCTCTTGATGATTTCTTCTTTGGTAGGAAGATTCTCCTTGTTGGCCAGTATATATTCCATATTGGCCTTGCTTTCTGCTTTTTTGGCGGTGATGTTCTGACCGGAGAAGAACCAGTCTTTCTTCAGATATTCGCTCTGGAGGCGGTTGAAAGCACTTTCTATGGTCTTGGATTTACCGTTATAAGGTTGTGTGTGTATGGCCAGATGAGCCAATTTGCTCAGGAAATCTCCGTTTTCAAGCTTCTTGTGGCCACCCTGATTGTCAAAGGTTATCTGATATGGCTTGTAGCCGGATGTCTGAAGGGCCATCTTATATGCTGCATACTGCGCTTTGAAGTCCTCTTTGTCGCTGATGCAGAAACCGAGCAGCACTTCTGAATAAGAGTCCATCACCTCGTACACCTGCAGAGTTCCTATCTGTCGCTTGCCGGACTTGTCCAGATACTGATAGTAGTAGTTGAGCTTGGTTCCGTCGCTGTACCAGAGGCTGTCTCTCATGCCAGGCAACCTGGTCTTGTGCTGATAGCTGAACTTTTCCTTGCTCTTGAGTTCTCCGTATCTATAGCCCCACCACTGGGAAACAATCTTCTCATCATAGATGAAGTTGTATATGGTCTTGGCTGTAGATATGATCTTCCAGCCTGGAGTGGTCATCGCCTTGGTCAGGTACTCATCATAGAGCTGCTCTATGGATGTAACCCTGTTCACTTGGTCTGTCCAGCGGCTGAGCAGCCATGCTTTGGCTTTGTCTGTAAGCATGGCCTTGTTGCTGTTGCTTACCTTACCGCTTACAAGAGCCGCATACCCCCTCTGTTCAAACTCTTCTAACTTCTGCTTCAATCTCCTTGGATTCTCCGGAAGAGAATGTTGAACCTTCAACTTAAAACAACTAACAATGGCAGAGACGTTCTTCCAGAGTCCACTCGTACTTCCTCCACGGCTCTTGATGTATGTAAAGCGGTAGTTATAGTATTTTCGCAGTGCAATAAGCACACTGGCATTGGTCGTATATTCCACAATAAGCTTTTCGCTAAGCCTGGTATCCTCAGATGTTTTCCAGTTGCGATAGAAATCCAGAGCTTCCTGTGAGAGGGAGTAGAAACCATCCAGAGTGTCCGTGTCAGCAGCCTTGGAGAAGTCTGACCCGTACTTTTCCCTGAGCTTGCTTTGGATCTTTTCAGGAAGAGAGGCCACTTCTACAAGGGCTGGAGACTCAAAACTGGCTCTGCGCACACGGTTGATCTTGCCACGCCGGCATCCATTTTTGTACATATCTACAGAAATGAAGGTTGGGACCAGGTCCTGATAACCAATGCACAATATGTTGTTATACATTTGCATTACTTGTTGCTGATTTCAACTCCACCCCTTTTGATAGCCACTTTTCTAATACGCTGGGCAAGCTCAGTGTTATATTTTCCCTGGAGAGCGCTGGTTACTGTATTCCTATTGCATCCAAGGAATCGGGCTATTGCCTTGACTTCTCCTTGTTTAGTGAGTATCTGTTTCATGTGATTTTTTATTATATTTGCT